AGAACACTCATTAAGAATTCTTGTACGTATTTAGGAGTATCAGCACGTTTCAAGTCAAGACCCATAGCTTTGATATCACCTAGTTTACCATCTTTATCTTTACGCTTGCCCTCTTTATCAAAGATATTGATAGCATAGCGTTTCTTTGTAATAAAGATAGCACGATCACCAATCAATTCACGACCTGCTTTAATGATTTCACCATTCTTGCGAGGTGAGTGAAATGCTTTTTCCATAAATGCGGGGAATGATTCGTTTGCTTGGTCAGCAATACTATCATACAATCCAATACAAGTTTCTTTGTTCCACACTAGTTCACCATTCGCTATTTGCGAATTGAGAATAGGATATGCAGTAAAATAACATGAGTCAGTATCACCATATACGATAGCTTCACCGTCGTGTGCATATTCACCTGCGATTGTTTCATTGATAGTACTCATCATGTGTTTAACAATCTGACGACCACACAATGTAACACTTTGCCCAATGCGTTTATCATAGAAACGACAATGCTCATTCAACAATGCGCCATATGCAGAGTTCAATAAAATCTTACGTACTAACTGACGCTTGTCCCAATAATCACGGTCTTCATCAGTAGTTGATTCTTTTAGTTTCTTCTGCATTGCTTTACGATCCGAGTACCAGCGAGACAATAGTCCTGGAACTACGCCCTCTTTCTCGTATGTAAAGATTGTACCATTTGCACTAAGCATCCAAGGCTTGTGACTGTCAAAGACCATCTTCCATATCTCTGCCGCAGACATTTCTTCACAGCGACCATCTTCATAGTCAACAGTAAGCATAGTGCCACGCTCTTGGTTCATAATAGCAGTATACTCTAACGCACCAAACAAACCTTCCCATAGAATAGCACCACCCACATCATCGTCACCTTCTTTATAACGTTTCTTTTCTTGTGCTAATCTAAGACCCTTGTCTTTCATGTACTGATCGGTTAAAGTTTGTCTGACTTGGGCAACAATAGTCTCGCCCGCCATGTTAACTGCTCGGATGACCGAAGGATAGAGTGAGTTAATATCGACTGCCCCGACGTATTCGTGCATACCTCTTTTCGGCGTAGCAACAAAGGCACCTGCGGCTTGCTGTGTTTCATCTGCATTTATATTTCTCCGTTTTTTATCTGGTACAACTAATCCACGCTCATGCGCCTCATTATAGATAGCCATTTCAATCATTGCCACTGAACCCATAACTGTTGGTAACAGTACTGTGTTTTCATGTGCCAATGCATTAGCCAAATCTAAGAATTTAAGTTTGTTGTGAATCTTAACCAACAACATAGTATCTTGTCTGTTATACTCTAAGAACTTTTGCCAGTCCTTGTTATACAATTGGTCAAGAGTACCTTCGTATTGTGTTTTGTTTTCACCAACTTCCATTTCACCAATAGCATCTAGTTTATAGCTATGGCGACTTTCGTAGTTGTATTTCTTGTAGAGTTGCAAATAGTCCATGTGAATACGACCGATTAAATCATAAGTCTGTTCTGACTTACCAAATCGTTCATACTCTCTTGGCTTGGGTAGTTGACCCATTAAACAGAATTTACGTGTATCGTCTTTACTCATTACACGTGTGACACGATTAACCATATATGGTATGTCGTATCCTTCTGAGTTCCAGCCAGTCAACACATCTGCATCTTCAATCAATTGAAAGAATGTCTCAAACATTTCCGTTTCATTTTTGAAAAGCAATGTATTCTCAAACTTACGTGTAATTTCCCATGCTGTTTCATTACTCATGTGCTTTGGTGCAATACACAATGTTATCAATGTGTCTTGCCAATCCAAATACAATGAAATAGCTGTTACGGGATTGAATGGGTCAGTAGTAGGACTGAAACCTTTTTCTGGATCAAAGTCTACTTCAATGTCAAAGAAACAAGTGTGTAGTTTGGGAGGATCTATACCCAAATAGTTTTCACTTAGACAACGAAACACTACGTTAATGTCACTCTCAAAGAGTTCCTTACCACCGTGTATCCTGCGTTCCTTCTCAAACTCTGTACGCTTGCGAGTACTGAATCTACTTACTGGTTTGCCATAAATGCTACGATGCTTACCCTTGTTATCTGGGTAATAGAAAACATAATTGGCAGGGAACTCGTTGTAATGACGCTTACCGTCAGTACCTCGTTCTACTACATAAATTTTATCTTCATCCCGTGAATGGATGGCATCTACATAACTCAAAGTGTTTTGCCCACAGTTTCCAAAATAGTGTTGAGTTGTTCGTGTTCTTGATTTGATTGTGTTAAACTTGCTTTATGGGCAATTCGTATTGCCTTTTTAAGTACACTAGGTTTAACTTCTAGTTCTTCTGCTATTGCTTTTACTGTATCGGTGAGTCCACCGTTTAATGTATCAATTTCATTCATAACTAGCATACCCTCATTAATGAGTTGTGTTAGTTTGATTTTTTGATCGCCGTTGAATGTTTTAACATCGTTCATGTTTACTCCTTAGTGAAGTAGTTATTATACACTAATTCGCTAAGAAGTCAAACAGTTTACGTAATTGCGGTAACCTTATTGAAAGATTTCTGGGTGATCTTTGCCGTAAATCTTAATGTATTTACCCGCAAGCATATCAGCCATTGCTTCAACGGGGCTACCCGGATAGCTATCGTCGGGTCCAATCATATTCAATTGATCCTGTCTGTGATGTACTAATTCATGGAAGATTGTTCTAAAGATATCTACCATATTACGATTCTCAACATATACCCAAATCTTACCATCACTGGTATGACGACCGGTATGATGACCTTCTTGTGCTTCTTCTGAATTCTTACTGTAAGTGATTACTGGGTATGGTTTTTTAATATGTAGGGTTTTAATACACCATTCAACAAAATTATTAACCTGTTGCATATCTTCATTTGATTCAATACCTTCACTTAATCTATTCTTAATTTTCTTTATCCAAGTATCAGGTGTATGACCATACTTACTAACAAACATGTCATGTAATTTATCACCACTAATTTTATAACGAACACTGATACGTTTCATTAGATTATCAATAGTGCTGTAATCATATTTCTTTAATGAAGGTAATTTATCAGCCAAATCACTTACTGCTGATTCAGCCATTGTTTTCTTCTTCAATGCTTTTACTGGTGACTTACGTACTTTAGGTGCATGTGCTACATTCAATCGTTGTTGTGCAGTATTCATCAATGACAATACTTCTTCATCACTTAATGCATCAGGCATATCTCTACGCCATATTGCAAATTTTTGTTCTTCACTTGCTTGAGGATTCAATAGAATCTCACGCATTGGTGTTGCTCTTGGTCCTTCAATCTTTTGTGCTGGATCGTTAACTTGTTGTCTTGCTATGATTTTTAAACTGTTCAATCCATAATTTTTATAAGGGGACACACCTGACTTATCTGGATTCAATAACCATTGAAATGAGGGTACTTCGGTCTCACCTAAAACTAAAACAACGTTTTTATATTGTTTACCTACATCACTCAATACTTGCCCAAGTGTTTGTCCAAAATTAAATATACCTGCTTGTTTAGGAAATACTTTTTTGTATATTGATAATTTTTCTTCTGGTGTTAATGGATCTTCTTTGCCCATTGTCGCTGAGACAAAAAAGAATGGTGTTGCATTCATTTGTTCTGCTTGCATGATAACTGCTCTTGCCAACAACATATGCCCTTTGTGACCCATACCACGACCCCAACCGACTACGGCTGTGTTTTGTGTTGATTCGTAAAATTCTATGTATCTCATATCTTCTTTGGTGCCCAGTTTTGTTGGTCAATTAACTTTAAGAACTGGCCGGGTAATGGATTATCAAAATTAACTTCAGGATGTGCTTGCACATATCCTTCTGGATTAGTTTGCATTATACCACCGTGTAATCCTATACTCAATGACTTAATTATTTGCATCTTAGCTCTAGTTAGTCCTTCAACTGCGCCTAGTACATTTTGATAACCTAATTTATCTGCTAACATACCTTGTGCTTGCCCTTCACTTAAATTAGCTTGTGCCCATTGTGGGAAGTCTCTTACTAATCCATCACCTCTTAGATGATTGTTAAGATATGTATAAAGTATACCACTTGGTCTAGTCAATCCTTTTTTAGGTGAAAGATAAGTGTCAATAATTTGTGCATTACCACTAATAAATTGTTCCATCTTATCAATATAACTTGTATCAACACCTGGCATTTCTTCTACGTATGTAGTGCCTTGTACAATAACATCTTTTGTAGATAAACTTTCTGCGTTTGGATAACGTTGTTCATCACTGCTACCTAATGTAGCGTACCATCCAGTGGCTGCTACCATTAACTTTGCATTTAATTGTTCTGGTCTACCTATTCTTTTACCTAATTTACTACTTATTGGAATGTGAAATTTAGTTATGTTTGGCTGAAAATCAAATGTTTGTGTTTTCTTATTAAACACTGGCATTGCACTTTGTCCATCAGGTTTAGTGCCTGGATAGAATAATAACCCACCTTCTAAGAATCCTTTTTGTGGACTAATCTTTTCAAAGTAAGGCCACATCTTTGCAAATTTTGTTGCAAACTGAACTCGTTTTTTATCATTAGGGTCAGCATTACCTGTACCCATGATAAACGCATAAACATCTTTATAACTATTCATTACTGTAGGTGC